GGTGGTCTCCACCGAGAAGTTCACGCCGGGGCAGTTGCCCATGTAGATTTCGCCGGTCTTGGCGCCCAGGGCGTCGAAGCGGTCGAAGAACACGCGGCCACGGGGGATGGCGTATTCGTTTTTTGCGTAAGTGAGTGCCATGGTGGCTCCTATGGATTGGGATGGATGGGTTCAGTTCTGGCCGTCGTACTTGGCGCCAGTGGTAAACGTCAGCTCGTAGCCCACCAGGCCCTCCTCGGCCAGCATGGGCTCAGTGATGCGCAGCAGTGCCAGCGGCTCCCAGCCGCGCCCGCCTTGCTGGCCGGGCTGCCAGTTGTGCAGGGCGCCAATGACTGCGGCCATGGCCTGGTCCAGCGCATCGGCAGCGCCAGCACCACGCCGCACGATCAGCGCCACAGTCCACTCGGGCGCCACCATTGCGGCGCCCATCTTGCGGTCTGCCACGCCAGCCCCCACGCAGCGCACATCGGCCACCGGTAGCACCGTGCGGTCGGCGTCTTCGGTGTTGGTGCGAACCTGCCAGCCCGCCAGCGGCTCCAGGTCCTGCAGGCGGGTTTTGATGGGGGTGGTGAGGGCGAGCATGGGTGTGGGGCGCCGTTGGTGCAACCGGTTATGCGGTGGGGTACATGACGATGCGGCTGACGCCGGTGCCGTCGGGCTCAATGCGCTCGACCTTGTAGGTGTTGCCGCCGATGACGACGGCAGCACCCTGGCGCACTGTTGCCACGCTGGCCGATGGCGCCCAGCATTGCGGCTGGGTGGTTTCGAGCGCGGCGCCGAAGGGTTCAGCAAATGGCTGCTCAAAGATGACCCGCACCGGCTCACCGCCGATGGTCGCCTGGGTGGCGAACTCATCGACGCTGAAGAACGGGGCGAGGTCTTCGGCAAACATGGCTTACTCCGCAGCAGCAGACGTTGCGTCAGCCGCTGGTGCGGCGGCGTCCTGCGTCGCCTCACCAGGCGCCGTGGCATCTGCCTTTGGTGCGGGGCCTCGCTTGGCCGGAGCCTCTACGGCCCAGCCGTGGCGCAGGGCCAGGGCTGCGTCGTCTTCGGGCACGTCCACAGCCTTGCCAAACTCCACGCGGCGCCCGCCGAGGCGCATGGTGCGGTTGGGTACGATCTTCATGGCGGGCCTTAGACCGTGAGGGCGTCGAGCATGGCGCTGAAGCTGACGGCATTGCGCACAGCCACGTCCACGTCCTGCAGGGCCACCACGCGCACGGTGCCGCTGGTGCTGCCGCTGTACGGGTCGACCATCAAGTCCAGCGTGCCCCACTGGCCGATGATCAGATCCGACCAGTTGCCAAAGATGATGGCGCTGGCCACACCGTTGCTGGTGCCTTTGGTAAGGTTGCTGGGCACCTGGTTGGACACGGCGGCGTTGTAGCCGTTGAGCATGCCGTCTTCCCAGATGAAGCCGTTTTGGCCGCTGACCTTGCTGGTGGTCTTGAGCTTGCCGCGCACCTTGGCGTTGGTGAGGTAGCCCAAGTTGCCCACGTCTGCGTTGGCAATGGCAACGTCCGATTCGAGCTCTACGATGTGCGTCCAGATGGGTGCAGCGCCGTTGGCGCCGCCGGCCACGTCGCCGATGCCGCTGGTGGCCAGGATGCCGCGTGGCTGGTTGCTGGCGCCGCTGCCGTTGATGGCGGCCAGGTCAATGGCCAGTGCCAGCACGGCGGCCAAGTCGTTGCGCACGAAGGCTTCGACGTCGATGCTGGACTGCAGCAGCAGCTTGCGGCTGATGTCGCTGAATGCGCCCACGGTTTTGGGCGACATGGTCACCTGGTCGAAGGCGGCCTGGCTTTCGGTAGGCGCGCCGGATTCGGCCACCCAGTAGGCGGTAGCGCCACCGGTTGCGCGCGGGATGGCGATGTTGCCCGACAGGCCCGACAGGAACTGTGCGCCCAGGCCGGTGACGGCCATCTTGTTGCGCAGCAGGTCGATGAAGCTGGAGGCCAGCAGGTTGGTGGCCACGGTGTTGCCACCGGCGGTGGCCGTGGTGACGTTCAGGTCACGGCGCTGCACTTCGGCAGGCACAAAGAAACCCTGGGCGCTGCGGCCTTGCTTGGCGGCCACGGCGTCTGATGCCTCGCGCTCAAACGCGGCAGCCTCTTGGGCCTTGCGGTCAGTGGGGTTGGCCAGGGCGTTGAAGGCGCGCACGAAGCTGAAGGTGCGCGCCTCTTGCTCGGTCAGGCCCACGTCTGCCGTGGGCACCGGCTGGGTGGACATGTGCTGCAGCATGTCGGCACGGAATTGCTCGACGGACTTGCCTGCGCGCAGGGCTTCGGCGGCCTTGCGCTCGCCGCCGTGCTTGGCAAACATTTCGCCGATGGCGATGATGTCTGCGGCGCGCTTGGTGGCGTCCTGGTTGGCGCGCTCGATGGCGGCGCGCTCGATGGCGCTGTGGTCAACAGGCGCGGCGGGGGTCGTGGTGGCTTCGGTCATGGATTTCTCCTGTGCGATGTTTTGAATGGGGTTGTCGCCACCGTCTGCGGCGCTGCGGCCGATGCCGACTGATGCGTCGGCCGGGACGGAAACGAGGGAAATCTCCAGCGGCTCCCAGTCGGTCACGCGGTACGTGTCCAGGCCGGTGTCGCTGGTTTCCACAAGGGTGGCCTTGTGGATGGCGTAGCCGACGCTGACATTGCGGCGGATGCCGTCCTGCACGTCTTGCCACACCTCCTCAGCCCGCGCGCTTTTTCCAAAGCGCACCACGGCGCGACCTACCCGGTCGGCGTCGATGCGGACAGATTCGATAACGCCCACCTGGTCGCGGGTGTCGTGGTCCATGAGCAAGGGCCCGCCGCTGCTGAGGCGGCCCAGGCGCACCGCGCTGGCGGTGTTGTCGAGCACTTCGATGCCCCACCAGCGTTCGTAGGGTGTTTCGCTGCTGAATGCCAGCTCTGCGGTGCGGGCGTCTGCGTTGATTTGCGCACGCTCAAACGTCAGGGCGCGTTCTACGCGGGTGCCTGGCTTGATGGTTTTGAGGGGGCTGTTCATGGTGCGGGAGTGTGGTTTTGAAACCCGGCCCTTGTTAAGGCAAAGCAGGGCCGCTTGCAGACTGATCGGCCTGAGCTGGCTGGCTGCCGCCGTTGCTGAAGTCCACCAGGGTGACGCCCGCACTGGCGACCATGGCCTCGAATGCGGCGATGGAGGCGATGACGTCTTCCACATCCACCCCGTTGCGGGCGGCGATCATTTGCGGGCTGGCGATGCCGGTTTTGATTTCGAGGCGAGCGGCTTCGATGTCTTTGAGCGGGTCCACCCAGGTCCAGCGGCGGCCCTGCCACTCATGGGCTGCAAACTTGGCGGCCTTGCCTACGGGCAGCGCGCTGCCGTTGGGCATGGTGATGACGCCAGCCGTCATGGCGCGGGCGAACCACTCGGTGTAGACGGGCTCCAGAAAGGCGTCGATGAACCAGTTTTGCAGGGTGGTCCACTGGTCGCGCTCTTCCAGCACACCGGCGCGGATGCTGCTGAAGTTGACACCTTCGAGGTCGTTGGCCAGGCCGTTGTAGGCCACATCCAGCCCGCTGGAGATGCGGCGCAGGATGGCTTTGGTGAAGGGGTCAAAAACCTCGTTGGGGTATTTGCTGTCGAAGGCCTTCATGTCGTAGCCCTCGGGCAGCACGTCGAACGTGCCGGGGGCGCTGATTTGCACGGCCACGCCGTCTTCGCCTTCGTCGTCGGAGGGGGGCGCGGTGCCGTCTGGGCTGACGATGAAGCCCAGGGTGTCGGCCCCCTTGCGCGCGGCCAGCAGGGCGCTGCGGTTGAACTCGCCCAGGTCGTGCATGCTGAGCATGCTGGCGTGCATCCAGGGGATGCCGCGCACTTGCTCGGCGGTCTCGGGCACAAAGATGTGCAGGATTTCGGCGGCGGGTATGCGGGTGGCGCTGCCGGTACTGGAGTCGGCCCGGTCTTTGAGCCAGTAGGCCTGGGGGCGCTGGTAGGCGTCCACCTCCACACCCATGATGATGGCGTTGCGGCCGCTGGCGGGGGCCTGGTTGCGTTGGGTGTCGATGCGGGCCACGTCCAGCAGCTGCAGGGCAAAGCCCTCGGGGTTGCCTGCGGCGCTGCCGCGCACGATGCGGGCCACGGCTTCGCCGTCGCGGGCGGCGGCGATCATCATCACCCGGCAGGCGTCGGCAAAGCTCATGCGGCCCGTTATCTCCGCGCTGCC